GATATCTTTCTCTGGTGTGTGGTAACCAAAGCAACGAACTTTGAGTCTACCCATCTCGGAAGGATCGTTAATATCCTCTACTACACCTGTAAACCACGCTGGTTGATCTTTAAATCCTGTATTCATTCTATTTCATTTGCTCTTGAGTCGCGCTTAACACGACAGTTAACATAATATTCTCCACCTTCAAAGGTGTGTTCGACTGCTGCTATAAAGTATTTACCACTTAACGTTTTATCATATACGTCGGTATCGTCTGTCTCGAGGTATTCTTTTAATATATCTGGATCTAATGCTTTCGGAAACAAGAGTTGTATTACTCGACCAGGATTCAATTGTAAGTCACCGTGTAGTCGAAGATCATGACTTGTATTGTTTGATAGAGACCTATAAGTCTTAAGCTTAGCGATCGCTTTCTCTGTGAGATCAGTATATAGCTGGCCTGAATCTTCTGTAGACTTAACACCATCTAGATAAGCACCAGAGTTGATTGGTATATACTCTATATGCGCCGAAGTAAAGTCTTTAGCACCTTGGACCGGAGTATCGATACCATTCGAGAAGACAAACTTATCTGATAGAGTAGTACTTTCTTCAAGCGATTCTGTCTTCTCTGGATCGTATGTATAAATGTTTTGCTTATAAGTCTTAGTAGTATAGTCTAAGCTATAGTTCTCCGAGGTATAAGCACCGCGCTTGCTCTGCTCTAGCTTAGATAGTTTAATATTAGAAGAGCACGAAAGGATCCTTGTAGCACGTTCTACATAGTCTGTAGTTGTATTCGGATCAGAAGAGAACTGACGTGAATCGAAGTAAGTCTGATACACTGGCTCATTCACTATCGATGTATGGGATACAAGCTGAGTGAGTCCGTTGATCGATTGATAAAAGTAGAACGGAGCACCACTCTCGTCATAGCTGATAGATCGTAGATGCTCGATAGCAGCGAATGGAGTCATATAAGGGCAGTTCCACTTAATCTTGCTCTTTGTCTCTCCGCCTAAGGCATATTTACTCAACGTTAGGTTACAGTCCCTCTCGAGTATGTTTGATATAATATCGCTTGTTTGCTTATACTCGTAGCTACGGGATATCTTTTTATGGCTCGAGATAAAGGCTTGTTCCGATATACCTTCTATTCGATAGACTTGTACATGATTATTCTGTGCTGATCTGCCGTATGTGGGATATTCTACAATAAAGAATTTCAGCTCGAGAGCCTTTTCGATGTCCGTATTGTGTTCTTTCTGCTTCAAACGTACTGTAACGGTCTCTTGTCCTATACAAGGAAAGCTCTCCATGAAGTTGACACTGTCTTGTATGCTTAGACTCAGTATAACAGTAGGACTATACAGACTTTCTGATAGAGAGAATTTTACTACAAGGTTTTCAATAAACTTGCTCTCTCCACGGTGATTTATCATCTCGATGTTCTCAAGATGATAGCCCGATGGATTAAATCGGTTCCCTTTGGCGTCTGTATTCTGATTGTGTGCGCTTCCGCTCATAGTAATAGTTTCTTATATGCTTCTGCGAAGGCATGTATCTGACTCTTCTTCACTACTTTTATATCTGTACGAGCAAAGTTCTTTTCTACTTCAAGCTCGTAACGTGACTGTATAGTTAATCCCGCGGCGCTTGCTGTTTCAAGTTCAGGAGCATAAGGACCATATCGAGTCTCTCCATTCGAAAGGGTGTACGGTCCACGATATGCATCGTATGCTGTCATAGGCTCGCCCGTTACGGTATCTGTATAATTGACAGGAGCATCTCGTCCATTCAGATAAAGAGCAGTTGCTTGCCAACCAATCAATCCTTTACCAAGTACATAGGCCTCAAATGCTCGTAGATACTCACGCTGTGTAAGGTTTGTAGCTACTTGTTGTTCGAATCCGTTTACAGTCGTAGCATATCCTTTTTGAGCCCATGCTAAGGCCTTTTCAAGCCATGCATCATTTGATTGTTCTACTTGTTCGTAGAGTGGATTCTGCGCATTATAAGGATTATACGTTTCGATAAGGTAATCTGCCTCCCCGCTATATCCTGTACTCTCGAAATCAAAGAAATTCTTTACATCTGAGATTTTGTGGACATATAACTGAAAAAGATTTGGATCAAATCGATCAACCAAAGCATATGCATTACTATTTAGGCGGCGAATCCGAAGATACTCGTGTGATAGATCTAGACCAAGGAAAGTGTTCTTGTAATACAATTCTCCGAAGCTCGCTGCAAGACCGCTTGTTTCACTATATGCGTTTGGTAGTACTTGAAGTACTGAACGATCATCATATTGTTTGGCTATATACCTTTCAAGCTCTTGTTCTGACTTTGGCCAGGCTCCAATACCTTCTTTTAGGAAGTCGTTAACAATAAAGAATGTCCAATAGAAGTCTGTGGTGCCATAAAGCTTCTGTGATACTGCATCGGGTCTTTCACCAGATGTTACTTTATAGTATGTGTAGTTAATATAAGGATCCGCAGCGATGTCGTCTACATCGACGTGACGGAATATGTCCTTTATATTAACAGTTTCACCTATACTTTGGATGTCGTATTGCCTTGTTGGAAAATTTTTAAAGAATGACATTATTCGCTTTCATTTGATTTGTTAACGGTTTCCCATATAGCCTCTTGTTCATTTAATCGTGCAAGATCTGCATCAGATGCACCTTGTTCGGTGGCCAATCCATCCGCACCAATGCCACGATTCTCATCGTCGCCGAGTGTTTCAATATCAAACCGTGTTAGAGCTCGTGTTTCTTGGAATGAAATAGATACATCTACTTCAAGAGGTGATCCATCAGTGTGGAAGACCGCTGCTGTTGAGTTAAACGATGATTGTACACCTTGCAAATAGCATGAATAGATCTTTGGAATGTATTTGTTCTCATTCTTTTGACCATCGAGAAAGCGAATACGCCACACTGGTGGATACCTTAAAGTAAGATTTTGTTGATTGCCATTCGAGTCAGCGTATGTGTACTTACGAAATGTTTTGTGTATTTTCTGTATCTCTTTTGCTTCACTTTCAGACCGAGCAATCATTTTAAAGGCAAAGGTAAAGCTTCTAACACTATTGCCCGAAAAGCTAGTATTTGTATTAGGATTTAAAATAGTCTTTGCCTTAAACTGTAACTTATCACCATAGCCAGGTAACGCCATAGCAGCAATCGCTGCGATTTCTCCAGCTCTTGCATCTTTTACTTGATTAAGCAGTGCATTTGATCCTGCTTTAAATTTGTTCATCGCACCATCAGTAGTTGCTGCAGCCTTTACCGCTTGATTCAATGCACCGCCTAAAGCACCAAGGTCAATTGTATTATACGTTGCCTGGTCACTTATTTCAATACCAGATGGACAGGGAAACCAGATTGTTTTTAATTGCACATCACCAGATGATGTATCATAAGCCGTGAATTCAATACAAGGACGGTCCGCTTGTCCGCGCAATTCAAGTGGATACATAAGGCCTTCTGCTCCTGAGTCGTATCCACCTCTTAGTCCAAATCCAAGCTGATCAGTGATTGAACTAACTGCTCCGCTAATTTCGTTTCCTATTAATTTTGTTATTTTTCCAATCATATAAATACCTTTAGTAGTTATTTATAATAAAATCATGGCATACTCAGGGCGATATAGACCAAAGAACATAAAGAAATATGAGGGAGACCCATCAAACATAAAGTATCGATCTTTGTGGGAAAGACAGGCCTTTAAGTATTTAGATGCAAATCCATCAGTAATCGGATGGAACTCAGAAGAAGTTGTTGTACGTTATAGATGTAAGACAGATGGAAAAATGCATAGATACTTCACTGACTTGTTTATTCGTATGAAAGACGGCAAGTGCTTTTTAGTTGAAATCAAGCCTAAGAAGCAAACAGTGGCGCCAAAGCAGGGTGCAAGAAAAACAAAGAAGTATATAAAAGAAGTCATGACTTATGCTAAAAACATATCAAAGTGGGAAGCGGCTACTGAATTTGCTCATCGAAATGGTATGACATTTCAAATTTGGAATGAAGATACACTGAAATCACTTGGTATAAAACTACTCACATAGTTATAAATAGACTATATAATGGCAGTTTCATACATAGATAGATTACAGTCCCAAGCATATAAAGCTGGAGTTGAAAAGAATACTGAAAGATCTTTAAGTTGGTTTAAACGCCAACTAATAGGAATGAAGTCATTCAATAGACAAAACCTTTTAAGGGATGATAATCTTAAGACTCGTAGTCGTCCATTGCCTGGTCGCATGTTTATGTACTTCTATGATCCAAAACATAAAAAGACATTGCCCTATTATGATAGGTTCCCTCTTATTTTTATGGTAGAAAAAGCAAAGGGAGGTTTTTATGGCCTTAACCTACACTATTTGCCTCACAAACAGCGCGCCCTTTTCTTTGATAGGCTTACAGACTATTCTACAAATAAAAAATACGATTTAAGTACTCGCCTAAGATTATCTTATAATCTTTTGAAAGGTGCTTCTAAATTAAAGATGTTTGGTCCGTGTTTTAAGCACTATTTAAGTGAGCACGTAAGATCTCAAATGGTTGAGGTACCAGCCAGCGAATGGGAAACTGTTTTGTTTATGCCAACTGAAAACTTTAAGAAAAAGAATAAGAACCAGGTTTGGTCCGATTCACGTAAAATGATATGAGCTTCTTAGATAAATTAAAAAGTACTGTTAGTCCTACAACAATTGATGATTTTAAATCCACGATTGGTAAACATGCTGGATTAGCTCGTACAAATAGATTCTTAATCTATATGCGGCCGCCGTCGCAGTCTATTCTTAATATAGATATTCAAAACATAGCAATCACCGCACTATCGGGTGACTTTAAAGCATCTTCTCTTTTTAACGATCCAAGAGATATTGCTTTACTTTGCAATCGTTGTTCTTTACCTGGCCGACAAATACAAACATTAGACAATCCTCATTTAGGATTTAAAAATAGCATTAAACATCCTACAGGCTATTTTAATGAAGATATCGAATTTGAATTTCACTTAACAAACGATTATTATATGAAAAAAATGTTTGATAAGTGGATGGGTTTAGTCATTAATCAAGAAACCTACTGTAAGAACTATGATAGCGTCTATACTTCAGACATAACGATTCAGCAATTAAATCAAGACAATACACCTATTTATGGTGTTGAGCTATTTAATGCTTTTCCTATTACTATGAATGCAATAGAGCTGAGCAATGAAGGCGGTGACTCTACACAAAAACTAAGCATAGGGTTTACCTATGAAGACTTTAAACCATCAGGTGGAATATCCTCAACCTTCGGTGGTATCAAAAACGCGATTGGAGGATTGTTTAATTAAAAGAGTATTAAATTATTATGAATACATTACCAAAACTAGATACACCAACATACACAACTGTTCTACCTTCTACAGGCAAGAGCGTTGAGTACCGTCCTTTTCTTGTAAAAGAAGAAAAGATCCTTATGATTGCGCAAGAGTCGAATGACAATGCTGCAATGATTAAAGCACTTAAAAACATCATCAGGTCATGTACAGAAGGACAAGTTGATCCAAGTAAATGTACAGTATACGACATTGAATTTTTGTTTTTACAGTTTAGAGCTAAGAGTGTTGGAGAAACAGCTCCAATTCGTTTAAAGTGCGAAGAGTGTGGCGAATTTACAGAAGTAGAGATTGACTTGTCAGAAGTTAAAGTTCAGTATCCTGAAAATAAGCCAGAAAATAATATCAAGCTTACTGATAAAGTAGGTATTAAACTAAAAGAAGTGTCTGTAGATGAAGTAGAAACACTATCCGGC